GCATAAAGACTTTAAAGAAGGTATAGCTGAAGAAGTGGGTGTACATCCGCAAGTAGTAGATGATTTTATATCTTTCTACTATGGTAAATTGAGAAAAAAGTTATCATCATTGGAGTACCCAAGAATAAATGTAGATGGTTTGGGTACTTTTTATTTGAGAAAAACTAAATTGGAAAACTCAATTAAAAAAAATAAAAGCATGCTTGGTAATTTAACTAAAAGAACATACAATGGTTATGCTCAAAGTGAAAATATACAAAGCAATATTGAGCAAATGTCTAAGGCATTAGAGCAAATGGAAGCAGATATACTAAGAAAGAAAGAGTTTAAAGCAAAATAAATTTTACAATATGGAAGGAAAATGGAAAAAGTATTTAGCAGTATTTAAAAATGCTGATCAAATAGTGGAAGGCATTAAAAATAACATATTTAAAAAGGAGCATATTGAGGCTGTTGCTACAGATAGATTTCAAATATGCATTAAATGTTCTTTGTTTGATGCTGCTGGAGATCATTGTTTAGCTCCAGGAACACAACCTTGTTGTTCAGATTGCGGATGCAGTCTAGCATTTAAGGTTAGGTCATTATCAACATCTTGTCCTAAAGGGTTTTGGGATTCATTAATGACTGAAGAATTAGAAGATAAAGTAAATCAACAAATTAAAAATTAATATTATGACAGTATCAGAAATAGTAAGAGGTCTTTTAGAATATGATATGATCACTACAGAAGCAGCAACAGTTCTATTAAATGCAGAAATTAAAGCTGACTTGTTTGACAAACAAGATAGAAATGCCAATCAAGTATTTCAACCTTATCATGGAGTACCTAATGGAAGTACAACCAACCCATATTATGTTTCTACAACTACTAATGATGTTATAGTTGGTACATCTAAAACAAATACAGGATTAAGTGCAGGGGCAAATGAATTATTAAAAGTAAAGTAATGGCAATCATATTCAAAGAAGCCGGGCATACTTATGAAAGCATAGAAGAGGATAACATTCAATGGTTGAGCGTTACTTCACTTGTTAGTAAGTTTAAACCTAAGTTTGATAAAGAAGGTCAAGCTAAAAAATCTGCAAAGAATAAAAATTCTAAGTGGTATGGTATGACTGTAGAACAAATACTACAGGCTTGGGATAATGAAACAGAAAGAGCCATTAATCTTGGTAACTTCTATCATAATCAAAGAGAATCTGATATGCTTGATTTTAAAACAATTGAGCGTAATGGAACTGAGGTGCCAATTGTAAAACCTCTTATAAATGAAAATGGTATAAAATTAGCACCTGAACAAAAATTAAGTGATGGTGTTTATCCAGAACATTTGGTTTATTTAAAATCTGTTGGGCTTTGTGGCCAAGCTGACGTTGTAGAAATTGTAGATGGGTATATTAACATCAATGATTACAAGACTAATAAGGAAATTAAAGAAAAAGGATATACTAATTGGGAAGGGATTACAAGTAAAATGTTTAAACCTATTAATCATTTAGATGATTGTAATTTAATGCATTATTCTTTACAGCTCAGTATTTATGCGTATATTATTAAGAAGCACAACCCTTCTTTGAAGATAGGTAAACTTACAATTCAACATGTTAAGTTTAAACAAATTGGTGAAGATGAAAATGGATATCCAATAAATGAACATTACAATGGAGAACCTATTTTAGATGAAATCAAAATGTATGAAGTTCCTTATTTAAAGGATGAAGTTAATTCATTAATAATGTGGTTAAAAGATAACAAATAAAACTATGGCAAGTATAACAATTACACAAGTGCATTTAATGCAAGCAAAAGCACCTAATACAGGTCAAATATTAAATCTATATTGGAATGCTACTAGTTCAGCAGAAATGAGTATAGATCCAACTAAAATTGTTGCAGTATCTTATGTTTGGGATAACTTAGTAGATAGATTTATACCAGGAGTAATTCAAATTTATTTATTTGGTTTAGGTAGTATTTATAGTTCAGATTCTTATGAATCAATAGTTGCATACATGAATCCAGTAACACCTTAATTATGTTAGTAAGACTATTTGACATTCAGAACAGTAAAGTAATTCCATCAGAACATTGCTATGCTCTACCTTTTTTAAATGCAATTATGGAAACATATCCTGATACTTATTTAAAAATTTATCAGTATATATTTTATATGAGTTGCCCTAATCCAGATATGAATCCATTTTTCAATTTACCAGAACATGAAAAAGAAGATATCATTATTGAAGAAGTTCAATTAGAAGATTCACCTGAAGATCCTAAAATAAGATATGCATTAGATATGTGTTATAAGTTATATGAAACACCTACCTTTAGAGCATACAAAGGAATCAAATCAATGTTGGATAGATTAGCAAAGTATATGGAAGTAACTGCCATTGAACATGGTAGAGATGGAAACATAAACTCCATGGTAAATGCAGCATCTAAATTTGAACAAATTAGACAATCATACAAAGGAGCTTTTGTTGATATGAAACAAGAACAAGAAAGTTCTGTACGTGGTGGTGCAGGATTAGCATATGACCAAATATAATTAAACAATTAAAATCAAACAAAATGATACAACAAGTAATACCAGTAGGAAAAAAATTATTGATCAAACAAAAAAAGGCTGAGGCATTTTTTAAAAATACAAACATCATTATACCTGAAGCAGCACAGAAAGTTGAAAATAAAGGTACTGTTGTAGCTGTAGGTGAAGGTGTAACAGAAATTAAAATAGGTGATGTAGTTCAATATAGTGAGCATTGTTTACCAACATCAATGATGCATGATGAGGAAGAACATTTGCTAATACATGAAGGTGATGTCTTTGCCAAGTTCAAGTATGTATAAATCCGTACCTACATATGAAAATGGTTCTTGGACAAATACAGAATTTAAAACTAGGGAAGACTTTATAGATTATGTTTTAAGTATTTTTAGCGTCCCTGGTCATTATGAGTTTAATGAACTTTCTTTTAAGTTTAATGAACAAGCTCAGATATTTAATGAACAGGGATTTTATTGTAATAAACCATTTAGATCTAAAGACTTCACTGAATATTGGGAAGACCAAAAAATTAAATGTAGAGAAGGAGTAATCTATAATGATGCTGGTAAAAGCTGGTATTTGACTAGAGATTATTATATGTGGTTAAACTTTCTTCCAATCTTTGATAAAGAGGAAAAGAAATATGGTTTTGCTAAAGTCCGTGATGCTCAGTATCATATGGCATTATATGAACAACTTGCAGAACTACATTACAAACATTCAGCTATATTAAAGAAACGTCAGATAGCATCTTCATATTTTCATATGGGTAAAGTTATTAATACCTATTGGTTTGAAGAGGGTAGTATCTGTAAGATTGGTGCATCACTTAAAGATTTTATAAATGATAAAGGTTCTTGGAAGTTTTTAGATGAATATAAAACATTCTTGAATGAGCACACTGCTTGGTATAGACCAAGTAATCCAGAAAAAGTTTTATTGTGGCAACAACAGATTGAAGTTAAAGTTGGTAACAGAAAAACAGCAAGAGGTTTAAAATCAAAAATACAAGGGGGTTCATTTGAAAAGAATGCAACTACCGGAGTAGGGGGACCATGTACATATTTCTTTCATGAAGAAGCTGGTATTGCTCCAAAGATGTCTGAGACATATGAGTACTTACGTCCTGCAATGTCTTCTGGTATGATCACAACAGGTATGTTTATTGCTGCCGGATCAGTGGGGGATTTGGAACAATGTAATCCATTGAAAGAAATGATTACTAATCCAGCAGCTAATGATATCTATGCTGTTGAAACTGATCTTATTGATGCAGATGGTACAATAGGAATGGCTGGATTATTTATTCCTGAACAATGGTCAATGCCTCCATTCATTGATGACTATGGAAACTCTTTAGTTAAAGAAGCTGAAGCAGCAATTCATGAAGAAAGAGAAAGATGGAAGAATGAATTAAACGGTGAACAATTCCAATTAAGGATATCTCAGAAGCCTTTAAATATTGCAGAAGCATTTGCATACAGAAAAGCATCTGTGTTTCCACAAGGTATTCTTAGTAGACAACAGAAAAGAATTGAAGAGAAAGAATATCCTTATGAACTTATTGAATTAGATAGAGATGAAAAAGGAATCTTTGCTAAAAGAACAAATAAACTTCCAATCAGTAGATTCCCTGTAGACAAGAAACAAGTGGATAAGACGGGTAGTATTGTTGTTTGGGAACGTCCTGTCAAAAGCCCTGAGTTTGGGGCTTATTATGCCTCTATTGACCCCGTATCAGAAGGTAAGACAACTACTTCTGATTCCCTATGTAGTATCTTTGTATATAAGAATGCAACAGAGGTTACAAGAACCATGATATCAGGAGATGTAGAACAATTTTTAGAGAAAGATAAAATTGTAGCATCCTGGTGTGGTAGGTTTGATGACATTAATAAGACACATGAAAGATTAGAATTAATTATAGAATGGTATAATGCCTGGACTATAGTTGAAAATAACATATCTTTGTTTATACAACATATGATTTCTAGAAAGAAACAAAGATATTTGGTACCTAAACAACAGATATTATTTCTAAAAGATCTTGGTTCAAACAATACTGTTTATCAAGAATACGGATGGAAAAATACTGGTACATTATTTAAAAGTCATTTGATATCATATGCAATTGAATTTTTAAGAGAAGTCATAGATGAAGAAACTGATGTTAGTGGTGTTGTTACAAATCAAACATTAGGTGTTGAAAGAATACCTGATGGAATGCTTATAAAAGAAATGCTTGCATATTATCCTGGACTTAACGTAGATAGACTTGTGGCATTTGGAGCATTAATTGCTTTTGTAAAAATACAGCAATCAAACAGGGGTTTTTCAAAAAGACGTGAATCAGAAGAAAAATCTTTGGTAAATTCAGAAAATTTGTATAAATTAAAGTATAGTCCGTTTAAAAATATTGGACGTAGTGGAAACAATACTGGAAATACAATAAAAAGATCAGGCTTCAAAAATTATAAATAAATTAACTAAATTAAATTTAGAATGAAAGTACTTAATGCAATGCAGTTAAAAGCCGGTGCAAAAAAAACAGAAGGACCTACCTTTTCTAGTTTGACGCAACCTATTCAATTTTTACCTTACAGTGAAAAAACAGATGATTGGGCGGCATGGAACTTAGATTGGTTAGAACTCCAAGGTATTCAGTTTTTAAAACTTAATGCTAGAAGGCTTTTAAAAAATTATAAATTAGCTAAAGGAATTATAGATAAAACAGATTATATAGTTGAACCTGATAATGACTATAAAGATCTAATGGATGTTTTAACTAAAGAGAATGATTCTGCTTTAGAACTTAAATTTTATCCCATCATCCCAAATGTAATTAATGTATTGAGTGGAGAGTTTTCCAAGAGATACAATAAAGTACAATTCAGAGCTGTTGATGATAAGTCATACAATGAAATGCTTGAAGCAAAAAGAATGCAAGTTGAAGAAGCTTTGCTTGCAGATGCTGAAAGAAAACTTGTAGAAAAAATGATTCAGATGGGAATGGATCCAGCTTCTGATGAAGCTAAACAACAACTTGCTCCTGAAAATATTAAGACATTACCTGAAATAGAAGACTTCTTTAGTAAGTCTTATAGAAGTTCTGTTGAAGAATGGGCTTCACATCAATTAAATGTTGATGAGGAAAGATTTAAAATGCAAGAACTTGAGGAAAGAGGATTCAGAGATATGCTTATTGCTGATAGAGAGTTCTGGCATTTCCGTATGTTGGAAGATGATTATGATATTGAACTATGGAATCCTGTATTAACATTCTATCAAAAATCTCCAGATCAAAGATATATTTCTGATTCAGCTTATGTTGGTAAAATTGATTTGATGACAGTAGCTGATGTTGTAGATAAATATGGATATTTGATGAGTCAACAACAGTTGGAATCATTACAAAGAATTTATCCTGCAAGATCTGCTCAATACCAAGTTAATGGTTATCAAAATGATGGTTCTTATTATGATGCTACAAGATCTCATGCGTGGAATACTGATTCACCAGGTTTAGCCTACAGACAATATACAAGTAACTATATGGCAGATCCTGCTAGAGGTGGTGATATTTTAACACAGATCTTAAGTCAAAGTGAAGACTTAGCTTATTTTGGTGATAGCAATTTAATGAGGGTTTCTACAATCTATTGGAAGACTCAAAGAAAAATTGGGCACCTAGTTAAAATAGAGGCTGATGGTGAAGTTACTCAAGAGATAGTTGATGAAACATTTAAGGTAACTGAAAAAGCTGTATATGATACATCAATATTTAAAAATAAAACAAAAGACACTTTACTACAAGGTGAACATATAGATTGGATTTGGATTAATGAAATTTGGGGTGGTGTTAAAGTTGGACCAAATGTACCTGCTATGTGGAAAAGTTCAACAAGCAGTGAAATAAATCCTATATACTTAGGTATTAATAGAACTAAACCTGGTAGATTACCATTCCAATTTAAAGGAAACAATTCTTTATATGGTTGTAAATTACCGGTTGAAGGAAGAGTATTTTCTGATAGAAATACTAGATCTACTTCTTTAGTGGATTTAATGAAAGCTTATCAAGTTGGATACAATATGGTTAATAATCAGATTGCTGATATCTTAATTGATGAATTAGGTACAGTAATTATGTTTGACCAGAATGCATTACCACGTCACTCTATGGGAGAAGATTGGGGTAAAAACAATTATGCTAAAGCATATGTAGCAATGAAGGATTTCCAAATGCTTCCTCTTGATACTTCAATTACCAATACTGAAAATGCTGTAAACTTCCAACACTACCAGACTCTAAACATGGAGCAGACTAGTAGATTGATGAGTAGAATACAATTAGCTAATTACTTTAAACAACAATGTTTTGATGCAATAGGTATTAATCCTCAAAGATTAGGTGGTGCTGTATCAGCAGAAACAGCTACCGGAGTTGTTAATGCTATGCAACAATCATATGCTCAAACAGAAATTTACTTTGTACAGCACTCAGATCAATTGATGCCAAGAATACATCAGATGAGAACAGACTTGGCTCAATACTATTATAGTACAAATCCTAGCGTAAGATTGAGTTACATCTCTACTGAAGCAGAAAAGGTAAACTTTACTATTAATGGTACAGATCTTTTATTAAGAGACTTCAACGTATTTGCCACAACTAAAACAAATCATAGAGCTATTCTTGAACAGTTGAAACAAATGGCATTAACTAATAATACTACAGGTGCTAGTATATTTGAACTTGGTAATATTGTTAAAGCAGATTCTATTTCTGAAGTAACTGATATCTTAAGAGATGCTGAAGCTAGAGTAACAGCACAAAGACAAGAAGATATGCAACAACAACGTCAAATGCAAGAACAACAGTTACAAGCACAGGCGCAAGAAGCTCAAATGAAAGCTCAGTTAGAACAACAAGAAGCAGAGAAAGATAGACAGAATGATATTACTATTGCTGAAATCAGAGCTGCAGGTTATGGAGCGGGTGTTGATATAAATCAAAACCAGGTAAATGATTATCAAGATGCATTAAAAGATATTCAAGAAACTACTAAGTATAGAGAGCAAATGAATATTAAACGTGAGGAAATGATGACCAAATCATCTATGGAAAGCCAGAAGCTTCAGGTTGAAAGAGAAAGAATTGCAGCACAAACACAGATAGCAAATACACAGTTAGATATAGCAAAACAAAACAAAAATAAGTATGATCAAAAAAAATCAGAAAATAAATAATTTGCGTTAGCTATATAC